TGTGTTGTCAGTAGTCTTACTGTATGCTTCTAGTAGGTTTACTACAAGCTGTTTTACAGCTGTGCTGCCCAAAAACTTGAACAGTATTGGTTTAATAAGTGCAATCATAATGATGGTGTGTCTAAATCTGGGTCATCTTTTTTAACAAAACGTCCGTGTTCGTCACGCTTTGCCTTTGTTTTTTTCTTTGCTTTTGCTTTACGAGCTTCTTCTTCTCTCGCAAATTTTTCTGATAGTGTGCTCATTTTTGCCAAAATTTCTTTTTCTTAGGTGGTTGCAGGGCAGATATAGGTACAATATCTTGGCATATTACTTTCATCTCTGACTTTGGATGGTATGTAAAGCCACGTTGCATCAGTTCTGCACATTTCAACGCACGGACTAGCTCATAGTCTAGCCGCATTTTTTCTTCTTGACGTTTAGCTATATCTTTACATAGCTTATATCCTCTCTTATCAAGCGGAACCATAAAGTTAACTTGAAACCCCCAGTTCTCGTTAAGCTGATAACTAGACGGATACAAGTCCCTAGAATCTTCGTCATGTGAGTAAGGGTTTGTATGGCTGCCCATGTAGAAAGGACTAAAGGTCATGGTAGACCCATTACATTGAATGTTTGGGCCATATATTTGCCGTGACGCTGCTCCGTTATTCTGGAACTGTACGGCTTGGTTTGTCACGTTTCCCGTAGCCGCAGCTACAGGATTAGACGTGTTATTTGTATCACCCTCCTCAGCGTATACAGGCGTATAACTTACTGCGAGAATACAGAGAGTGAGGTAGTAGTAGAGTTTATAGTATAGTTTGTTGTTGTATCCCACTGCTCTACGAGCCCTGCTGCTCTGGTAGTTGTTTCTAAACTCCAGTCTGCTGTTGCGTCGGTTACAGAGAATGTCGTTCCAGTTCCGGCAATATCTGCGGAAGGAGTTATATTTGAACCTGACCAAGTGTTTACAGCTGCTCCAAAGACTTGCTTCTGCGTTACTTCTGTTATAGTTTGTGTGGTGGTAGTTGTTGAGTTCATTGACCCTGTTGTAAACTGAGGGGTCACTGTGTTTGCTCTTGCTACTGCGGGTGACAACAATGCTAAGAGAAGGATCCATTTCTTCATTGTTTTGGTTGTTGTTTGTCTTTCTCACCTTTTGTTCTACCAGTCGATAGCCCAAAAGTTGCTAGGGCTCCCGTAAAAATCGAAGCGACGAAAGTGATATCCGATGATGCTCCAGTCTTTTTTACCATAGGTAACTCGACGTAGTTTAATGTGATAATAAAACCAGACCAGATTACAACTCCTAGTCGCACTGCTGCACCTAGTATGGCCATCTGTTCGTCGTGGTCATCTACATTCTCTTTTATTTTTTTGAGGATGTTTTTCTTTTCTGGCGGTTTTGTTTCCATTTGTTTATCTTACCTTGTAAGAACTTTTGTACTCGTTTTTTTACCTGTTCAAACAGAGGTTGTGTAAGAGTCGTAGCTGCTACAGCCACAGTTGCTGTAACAGTAGCAGTAACTAAGACTTCTGTCGACGGTAAAGGGATACTAGGTAAGGGCGGAAAGTATATCCTTGGAGGTGGGTTTTCTTCGGTCTGCACCTCTTTTGTACCTTCGGGTCTTCGTAGATCGCTCGGAGGTATGACCAAAGGTTGATATGAGGGAACATCTGCTGTAGGGAGAGGTATTGACGGGGTTTTTATATGCCAAGCTGAAGGTATTTCAATGGCTGGTAAATCCATCAATACTTACTCTTTCCAAGCACTACAGCTGCATCTTGTTCTGTAAAGTTTTCTGTTGTCCAAATAGATGTAGTCCCGTCTGTTTTTTTATATGCCTTGATAATTTCAAGGTGCTCAACATTTCTCTTTATTGCGTCTTTTTGTTCATCTGTTAATGATGATAAAGCTGCAAGATTGTTGATGACAGTAACACTATCTCCAGCATTTTTAAAGATAGTTGCTACTTCTTCTGCTGTTCTTTCCATTATGGTTTAGGATACTTGTCTTTTATAACTTTAATGTCAGCTTTCCAAGCATCAATGCCAGAGTGATATATTTTATCAAGCTGATCTTGCCAAGATGGGTACTCGGCTGCTCTATCTCTTTGATATTTTGTAGCTGCCCATTCAGCGTCTAAAGCTGTTCGAGCTTCTGCTACTTTTGCGTCGTCGAGGGTAACTGGATTACCATTTTTATCAAACGCTCCAGTTTTGTCGTTTATTGTTACTACCGTGCCTGCGTAAGCACGATAAATTGCTTCATGATCCATAATTAAAATAAATAAATGTTAGGCTGCTACTTCCATTAAAGTTAAAGTGCTAATTCCTCTATACTGGTCAGCTCCATGATAACGGTTCATATAATGTGCAGTATTTGAACCCGGAGCATCAAATCCTATTTGAATTTTATACGTAAGAGTATCTCCAAGACTATATGAAGGCGAATCTAAAAAATTTATAGGCGTGGTTATCATACTTACAACATTTAGATAGTTAATTGATGTACCATCATTACCACCGCTACCACTTGCTGGTTGTGCGATAGTTGTACTACCTCTAACAATATTAAATCTTGCAGTGTTAGTCGCAGCTTGAGATGCGTGATAAAGAGTTGCTAGAACAAGCACCTTGCTACTTGCTGCCTGTGGTGTAATTCCTAATGATAAACCTGTATCATAAAAACTTGTACCATCATTAGCCAAACTTGTAAAGCTTGCTGGAGTATCTAAAACATCTTGAGCAACTTGTATAATATGACCCGAAATTGTAGCCGTACCATTTGCGTTAAGAACAATATTATTAGAACTAGAGCCAGCATGTTTAATGTTTGTTGTTGCTAAAGTTGCCATTATGCTGCTACCTCCATTAAAATTATATGCGAAGTTGCGGGATTAACACTAGCAGCAGAATCCTGTGCTTTTAAAGTTGGTGAGCCACCAGTATCATACATTCTCATCTGTGTTTTGTAGGTAAGTTGCTGCCCAAGTGTGTAGCTAGGAGAGTCCAAATGAGTCATGTTATGACGTAGATGAGAGTTAGAAGAAGTTGAGTTTCCACTACTATAGAAAAAACTAAAAGGCCCAGTACCGTTTGCAGGGCCGGGTTCTATCATTGAAAAACTCCCATTTGCTATTTTTCTAAGAATAGCTAGACCTCCTCCATTTCCACTACTTGATGTGGATAAAGAAAGTTGTTGAGAAACCGTAATTAAAATTTTACTACCAGATGCTGTTGGTGTAATACTGTCCTCTAAATTAGTATCTACATATGTAGCACCAGAAGTGCTGGCCATAGTAGAAGTTGTTGCGTTTACTACTTGTAAAATTTTACCTAAACCTCTATTACCAGTTCCCGGTAAAGTTAACTCAAACGCACCATTGCTAGTCGTACTAGCCGGCCCTTTGATTGCAACTGTACCTCCACCGCTGTCTGCGGTTAATTTTAACTGACTCATGCTACTATCTCCATTGCTACCATACGAGCGGTTGTTCTATAAGGAAGACCAGAACTTCTATAAGAATTTAAATATGCAGTAGCCGTATTAATTCTCCAAAAAGGTGTGTAATATCTCTCGTTTGTATTACCAGCTGTTTCTGATACACAAGTTGACCCGTTCATCATGTAGTCATATTGAGACCAAATAAGAATGTTTCCACTATTATTATCACTAGTAGCGTTCGGTGCGTCTACCGCAGTTGTTCCATCTTTTCTAATTTCAAGTGTAATAACATGAGTTGCACTATGTAAATTTCCAAAAAAACCTTGCACTAATATTATATTATTTGCATTTGTAGGAGTAAGTGTAACTCTAAGATCACTTGTTATTTCAGTCAAATCTGTAGAAGTTGTTGATATTTGTGCATTTGTACCAGCTGTAACTACTTGGATTATTGAACCAGAACTCATAGCAGAGTCTGGGAGAGCTGACAATCCAGTAACAGCTCCATTTCCATTTAATGTTATTGACATAATTTATACGATTGTAACGGATTCTCCAGAACCGATAGTAAGAGTGATGCCGTTGTTTATAGTTATAGGCCCAGCTGCCATGGCATTTCGGCCATCGGTAATTGTGTAGTCAGCTGATAATGTTGTATTGTTTTCATAAAAAACGCCGCCTTGAGTTACTGCACTAGGAGCTATTTCAAAACTGAGACCGGGTATTCTAAACTTATCTATAGAAGAATTACCTAAAGTTATTTCATTAGAAACAGTTTTACTACTTGACTCAGTAGATTTACCAATAATTATGTTATTAGATCCAGTTGTTAACCCAGTTGTACCACTTGATGCACCACCTTCATATCCAATAAGTATATTATTAGATCCACTTGTAATAAATTGCCCAGCAGACGCACCCAAACATACGTTGTTATCTCCAGTAGTTGCGTTTCTACCCGAATAGTATCCTACCATGGTATTTCTAATTGCACTAACACCATAGTATAAACTCTGTTGACCAATTATAACTGAAAGACTTGGAGATGTGGTTGTATATGCAGCATCTTTACCAATAACTACATAATTACTTCCAGTAGTGATAGCTTGACCAGCACCATGCCCTATGCAAACTCCATCGTCTCCAGTAGTTATTGCTGTACCAGCATTAAATCCTAATAAAGTATTATTAGTTGCATTAGTACCATCAAAACTATCACCAGCATTTGTACCGCCTACTGTGTTTTCTTGAGCATCAGAAGTTAAACCGCCACCAGCAGCAGCAGCAAACCCTGCTTCTCCATTGGCATCTACGGTAAGAACGTGGCCTTCAGTTGGTGCACCTCCGTTATCTTTTAGAACTACATCAATACCGGGAACTCTAAGTTTGGTTATATTACTATTTCCTAATGTTATTTCGTTATCAACATTATTAGCACTTGGAGTAGCACCTTCACCAATAATTATATTGTTATCACCTGTTGAAAGTGTTGCAGTATTTCTTCCGATACATACGTTTCTTTCACCACTAGAAACTTGCCATCCAGCATGATCTCCGACAAATGTATTCCATTTTCCAGTGCAAGAATAACCGGCGTTCATACCAACTGCTACGTTCCAGTCTGAAGTTGTTAAATTATTTAGTGCACCTTGCCCAATAGCTACTGTTCTCTGTCCTGTAGTAACATTTTTGGCAGCACCGTGCCCAATAGCAACACATGATGTTGCATTTGTTGCCTGTTTTAATGCACTTTCACCTACAGCAACATTATTATCTACTGTACAATCTTGTAATGCGTATGTACCAATAGCAACACTATGATCGCCAGAACTATATTGACCAGCTTGCTGACCTATCATCACATTATAACTGCCTTGGGTATCAGCCATAAATCCAACAATGGTGTTAGATTGAGTGCTTGTAAGTGTTTGACCAGCTCTACGTCCGATACAGGTATTGGAGTGACCACTTGTAATTGCTTTACCAGCTTGATGTCCAAAACAACTGTTGTCTGATGCAGTACCAGCAGCTAAAGCGTCACTTCCAAAAGCTGTACATCTACCCGAAGAAGTAAGTGCTGTACCAGCATTGTATCCAAAAAGTGTGTTGTCAGAAGCACTGGTAATGCTATCGCCCGCATTAGTCCCTCCTAAAGTGTTATTGCTAGAGTCGGAAGTGACTCCTCCGCCACCACCAATCTCTACAACTGATCCACCATCTGTTTGCGTAAATAAACCGCCGTCGGTGGTATTAATAGCTAACTCACCAACAGCGACATTCGAGGTACTAGGATCACTAGTCCCTCTTTTGTGCTTGATTGTAGCCATAATTTAAAATGTGCCCCCGTCTAGCAATGCAAAGTCTAATTGTCCTGTGCTTGGATTATATGTAAGACCTGTATCTGTCTCGATACCTTGTGGGCCTGTAGCACCATCAATAAATGTTGGATATACAGTTTCGTTAGTAGAGTTGTTTGCTGTAGCTGAAACGTTTGTAGCTGTAGTAGCTGTAGCTGCATTACCTGAGCTTGTTATGTACCCAGCACCGTTAGTTATAGCGTTGTTGTTTAGTGATATGTTAGCTGAACCATCAAATGAAACACCAGCTATTTCTCTCGCTGTTGTTAATGTAGCTGCTGATCCTGTTGTATTTTGGTTTAGTGTACCAATAGTAAATGTTACTGTATCATTTGACGCATTAGTTGTAATAGTTAAACCACCAGCTCCAGCAAAGTTAACTGTATCGGTAGCACTATCCGCAGCTACTGTTGTTTGACCACTGACTGCAACGTTAGAAAATGCGTTCTGGTTGTTCTCTCCACCAGCACCAGCTGCTCCCCATATTAAACCGTTTGTTGAAGAATATTTAAGAATATAACCATCAGTAGGGCTGTTGTGTACATCTAACATTGCCTCTGTAATAGAGTCATTAGCTACAGAAAATGTAGTACCACTTAAGCTTAGTCCAGAACCAGCTGCGAGCGTTGCCCAACTTAGATTACCACTACTGTCTGTTTTTAGTAATCCATTATTAGTTATACTACTTGGAAGTGTTAATGTGTAGCTTTGTCCAGCACTATGAGCAGGCGACTTAATTTTAACACCATGACTGTTCTGTGAGCAGTTAAGTTGTAAGTATCCATCTGAACTACCGTCACCTTTAACAGTTAGACCGGGATAACTAGATGTAGACACTAGGTTAAGCATATCTCTTTCTACAGCACCAGAAGCTATAGTTGCCGATATAGCAGCATCACCAGTTCCGTCAAATGTTTGGCTACCGGTTACATCACCAGTCAATGAGAATGTTCTTGTGTTAGCTAGTTGTGTTGCACTACCAGTTACGTTACCTTGTATAGTACCGGCAGTTACACTTAAGTTACCTGTAGAGCTAGCTGTAGCAGTTGTTGTACCAAGTATAAACTGGTCAGCACTTTCGTCCCATCCAATAAACGCATTGTTACCTGTGCTACCTCTTTCGATCATGATACCACAGTCGTTACCATTACTACCAGCACCACTGTTTAGTTCTAGTATGTTATCGCTTACTGTTGTATTAGTTGTAGATACTGTTGTAGTTGTTCCGTTAACAGTTAAGTCACCACCTACTATTACGTTATTACTAAAAGTTTTATTACCACCTACTGTCTGCGCACCTTCAAGTGCCATGAAAGCACCAGATCCACCGATCTTTAGAACGCTAGCAGCGTTAGATCCGCTTGTGCCTTCTCCAATATATAGTATATCATTACCTTCAGCAAACGCTAATTCTGCGTTAGCTAGATCTGTACTACTAGGTGCTGATGACCCAGTAGACCTTTTTATTCGTATTTGTGCCATAGTTTAAAATGAACCCCCGTCCACGATTGTTGATTTAGTTGTTGTATTATCAGCTTTAAAAGTACTAGCTGAGTTATCAAAATAAATTAGAGATCCATCAACCTTGCTTGTAAAAGCGGAGTTAAGATCACTTATAGAAAAGCTTGACCCTGTACCTGTACCAGCTGCATTAGATACTTTAGGATTAGCTGAGTCTTCTACTTCTTGAGCAAAGTATAAAGATTGTGTTGCATTGTTATTTAAATCTACTGATCGGATCGAAGAACCGGGGGTGAATATAGATTTTGCTGTGTCTACATTTGTTTTTCTGTATATAAGCAGTGTTTGCGAGCCTGTAGGATTTGGGTTAACAGTTATCGTTCCACCAGTTTTATTAGAGTTAGCGGCAACACTGTACTCGTTAGTACCTAATGTACCGTCTTTATAGCCATAATCAGTTGTATCAACTCTAACTATAACATCCTCATCTCTTAGAAACGGAAAGACGAAAGCGTACGTTCCCGTATTATTTAAGGAAGGATTACCACTTCCGCCGTATGGTTTTGTAGTTGTAGCCATGTTTATACTATTGTATATGATTCAGATGCACCAATGGTTACGACTATTCCATTTGCTATAGTAATCGGGCCAGCACTCATAGCGTTCTTATTAGTTGCTACAGTGTAGTTTGATGTAATTGTTTGGTTATTTTCAAAAACACAACCGTTTCCTACAGTAGCAAGTATACCAGTTAGATTACTACCATCTAGTGCTGGAAGCACTGTAGGAAATCTAGCAGTTGGTATTGTACCAGTTAATTGAGTTGTATCTACAGTAATATCTGACGGAAGTGCACCAGCTCCTAGCTTGGCCATTGTAACAGCATCATTGTTTATTTTAGCTGTAGTGATTCCATTATCAGGTATTTTAGCTGTAGTAATTGCGTTGTCAGGTATCTTAGCTGTAGTAACTGCATTGTCAGGTATCTTAGCAGTTACTACTGCCCCGTCGTCTATTGACCAAGACGTTCCGGTATTAACCGTTATATCACCTTTATCTCCAGCAGTTAAAGCTATTCCAGCACCACTAGCTCCAATAGTTTGTAATTCTTCTACGGCAAATCTAACTTGTTGTGTTGCACGATTTAAGTCCGCAGATCGTACAGAACTACCAGTTGTAAATGTAACAGCTGGAGTTGTCACATTAGTATCTCTAAAAGCTCTGACATTGCCTGTGCCAGCTCCCGGTGCATTTGTAAGAGTAAGTATTCCGTCTGGGGTTACATTGTATGCTGATGAGCTTAGATTAGTTCCACCACTTATTGATACCTTGACATCTGATGTGTTTAAAAAAGAAAACGCATTTATTGTGTACTCAGTGGTAGCATCTGTAGTCCCATTAAAAAATTGTTCAGTTGCCATGGTTATTTATATATATTTAGTATATTTGCGGATGCAATTCTTTTGTCGACTTGTGCAACTTTTTCTAAACGTTGTTTTTCGATTACCTCTGCAATCTTAGGATCATCTTTAATGGATGCCCATGCTCTTGCTTTTGCTTGTTTAAATAATCTATCAATAACTCTGTTATGGTAGTAATCTCTAGCATTAAA